CACGCCCTTCTCGATGGCTTTGGCGGTTTTCTCTATTTTGCTCATATGAGTATTTAATTTTGAGAAAGTATCGCGTACTCCGAATGGTTCCTTTCTATCGGAGTTGCCATACAGAAACTGGCAGGATTCAACTTAAGAAATCGGCATCGGTGTGAGGCAACCAAGAGTTGCCTCAATGACTGATCCAATGTCAACACCGAAGTAATGGTTGATTTGCGGTTCTAATTCGTAGTTGAGGGGGGGCGAGCTCCACATCCATTGGAGGCTAGGACAAGTAGCTAACATCCCTGCAACTTCGCTAGACTACATAACTGGGCCACACCGGCCTACCAGGGCAAGCATGATACCTTCGAGGACCCGCGAGTATTAACCATGCCTTAAAGACAGGTAAATAGCTGCGTGGTACATCTAAGGCTCAGCAAGATACCTCTAGTTATTACCAATGTAGCTAGTCTTGTCGAAGAGACGTGCTAAATTCTTAACAAGGCTGAGAGTGCCGTCGAGATGCTCAAAGCTGATGAGGCTGAGCATACCGACCTTATTAAGTGGACTGGCAGACCAGAACTTCACCTTCTAATGGAGTCGAGAAGCGGTAGAAATGAGCTCACGTTCGTTAACGAGGGGGGCACTAGAGTGTCCCTAAACATCGTCACCAGCACAGGCTAGGCAAGTGTGGAGTTATTCCTTGCCGAACCAGAGTACATCCTCAATGCCTTGACAATGGAGATAGTACGCTGATTGGAACATGTTGTTCCATGTATTTCGGCGGGTCGTATTGTTCTTGCCGGAACCGGTGCAGGCGAAAGTGAACGGAACCAAATTCGACTTCTTATAACCTTTCCTAGCGAGGACCTTAACAGCTTACGACTGTTGTTTAGTGAACATCTCGTCAGGAATATTTGCTCCTTCGAGAGGCACGAAAAAGGTAACGAACAGCTAGCAGAGGCTTTCGACGGCGGAGTCCATGTAGGCCTTAATGCGGTCGGGGCTGATATGGTTCTTAAAGAACTCATTCTGCTGAAGGAGTTCTGAAAGCGTCCCACCGTAGTATCTCACGAAGGGATACCAGGCAGCCTTAGTGACACGATCAGTCTGGTTAGAGTCATATGATGAACCATCGGTGACGTATGAATGGCATTGATTTCAACCGGAGTTACTGGAAATGGTCTAAATCGTATCGGCAAACATTGTCTTCAGTTCAGATGGTGTCATTCCCTAGACGAACTAGTTTGGAAACAGGGTCTTAGCGAAGCGGAAGAATAC